AAAGACTTCATAATTCAACAAGCTGAAGAAGGATTGTCTTCTTTAGAGATAGCTCGCATAGTCTTTCCGTCTAGATCTGTCAGACCGTTGAGTAATGAGCAAAGAGCTGTCTTGTCGCAAATTAGAGAAGTGAATCCTGATATTTTACCTTCTCAAGATTCAGGTGCTCTTCATTCATACATTGCACCGAAGTCTCCGTCTCGAATCATTAAAAAAATCAATGATGCCACAGGTTTGGGGTTAGATGAATCAAAACTTAACAGACAAAAGCAAATTTGCGTAGAAAAACTCGGAGTTAACTTTTCTAACTCAAGATTTCTCAAAATTATTAACAATTATTTAAATCAAGAGGATCGAGTGTTGTTCGAACACGAATTTACTCGATTGACTTGGGATAAACCCGACTTAACCGCAGACGAAATAAATTTGTATTTAAACGTGTGCAAGGAAGTCATAAACTTAGAAGTTATTAGTGCTCACTTGAATAAACTTAACAGTATGTTCGATGATGCTGACGAGCAGCAAGAAATGTCTATTAGGTTGGCTGAAATCATCAAAGCTAAGAGCGGAGAGTATCATCAATGTGAAACGCGAATTGAGAACCTGACAAAAAAGCTTCAAGGAGACAGAAGCGAAAGGATGAAGAAGATGAACAAAGAAAATGCTTCATTTTTGTCTATAGTGCAACTTTTCCAAGAAGAGGAAGAAAGAGAGACAATGGTAAGAATTGCAGAGATGCAAAAAGAGGCTGTGAAGCAGGAAGCGGAAAGATTAGAGGGAATGGCAGAATGGAAAGCAAGAGTTTTAGGAATTGGACAGCAAGATGTCATATAAATGCAAAATATGTGGGGATTCATTTGATTCCTTAAAGGGACTGCATTCTCACATGAGAAAGCACGGTAAACTGCTGGGAGATTACTATGTAGAGAATTATGCGAGAAAAGATAAATTAACTGGAGAGTTAATACCTTTTAAAAATTACAAACAGTATTTCGCCACCGATTTCATAAATAAAAAAAATATGAAGAAATGGTGTCTCCAAGCACCAAAGGAGGAGGTCAAGGATTTCATCATCGCCTCCTTAAACAAAAAATTCCTCTCCAAAGCAGTTTCGTCTGGACCCCCGTCCACTTACCTACTCACTAGCAATCTGCCAGACATAGATCTGTGTAAACAGATCTTCGGCAGCTACAAAGAGACATGTAAGCAGTTAGACATGAAGCCTATGCTTTCTGAACCTCTGCCAAAGGAATTCAACAAAGACTATTCAGATACGCCCATACTGATAGATACCAGAGAGCAGAAGCCCCTGCATTTCACCAATTCTAAGTTGTTGAAGCTTGATGTCGGAGATTATGCAGTGGGGGGCGATTTATATGACTATACATTCGTGGATAGGAAGTCTTACCAGGATTTTTGCTCTACTGTAACAAATGGATACAATCGGTTCTTAAAAGAATTAGATAGATGCAGATCTACAGGTTGTTACTTGTATGTTGTGATAGAAACAGCTTTTGACCAAATGTGGGCTGTAAATAAGCAGGTATACAAAAAATTTAAATTAGATTATGTTTATCATAGGATGCGTCAAATACAGGCAGAGTATACCGACTGCTGTCAATTTGTGTTTAGTGGGTCTAGAGAGAAAAGCGAAGAACTGATTCCTAAAATTCTTGTTTTAGGCACGAAGCTCTGGGCGGTGGACCTTCAGTATTTTTGGGACAAACAATTAAAAAAAGATGGCTTGGGAAACAGGAAAACAGAAACTACACCGACAGTACAAGGATATAAACAAAGATATTCTCGAAAAAGAGGGTTTTATAGAGGAAACTGAAGCGAAAGTTTTGCTTTATAAATTCTTGAGGGAAAATCCTTCTTTTGCTTGTGAATTGTTTACAGGGGTTAAATTATTCCCCTTCCAGCATATGGCTATTAAGGCCATGATGGAGTCTGACTACTTCTTGGGGATATGGAGTCGTGGAATGTCCAAAAGCTTCTCTACGGGCGTTTTCGCGCTATTAGACGCTATTCTAAATCAGGGGGTGCAGATAGGTATTTTGTCTAAGTCTTTTAGGCAATCTAAAATGATTTTCAAAAAGATCGAAGATATAGCGAAAAGCCCCAAGGCTACTTTCTTTTCTCAATGCATAACTAGAACATCTAAGATGAACGATGAGTGGGTTATGGAGATCGGCAGAAGTAGTATCAGAGCACTTCCTTTGGGAGATGGAGAAAAGTTAAGGGGTTTCCGATTTCAAAGAATGATTATTGATGAGTTATTGTTGATGCCTGAAAAAATTTACAATGAGGTTATCATACCGTTCCTATCTGTTGTGGAAAATCCCACAGAGCGTCAAGAGGTTTATGATCTAGAAACCCAGATGATCGAGCAGGGTAAAATGAAAGAAGAAGAAAGAAAAAGGTGGCCTAATAACAAAATTATTGGTTTATCCTCGGCTTCTTATAAATTTGAATATTTATACAAAATCTACCAGCAATACGAAGCTCTTATCTTAAATAAAAATAAACAAGATGGAGCACACAGAACAATCATGCATTTTAGTTATGATTGCGCTCCTGAACAGTTGTATGATCAGAGTCTAATCAATCAATCTAAATCCACCATGAGTGATTCCCAGTTTGACAGGGAGTTTGGTGCTATATTCACAGATGACAGCTCTGGATACTTTAAGGTTAGTAAGATGGCTGCTTGCACGATACCAGACGGAGAAGGGCAATGTGTGGAGGTTGTGGGTAATCCCAAAGATGAATATATTCTAGCTTTTGACCCCTCTTGGTCTGAAAGTGAAAGTTCAGATGATTTCGCAATGCTTTTAATAAAATTGAATCGTGACACTAGAAAAGGAACTGCTGTCCATAGCTATGCGCTTTCTGGATCGAGTTTAAAAACACATATTAAATACATGGCTTACATATTGACTCACTTTAATGTAGCTGCTGTAGTAGGTGACTACAATGGAGGAGTTCAATTTATTAACTCCTGCAATGAGAGTGAAATCTTTAAAAAGAAAAATTTAAATCTTGGTGTCATAGAAGCCGACCTAGATAAATCTAAAGACTATGATAAAAACTTAAGAAGGCTTAAAAATCAATATAATAAGTCAGAAAAGAAATTTGTGTTTCTTAGGAAGCCGACTTCAGCATGGATCAGGCTAGCTAACGAATCTTTACAATCAGCATTCGATCATAAAAGAATATTTTTTGCGGGAGCGGCTATGAATGACGATTATAATAATCAAAGGAAATCTAGAGTCCCGATAGATGACTTGAAGTTCATTAAAGGTGATAATAATGACAAAGGGGGCAAAGGAGCTAGAATGATTGATTTTGTAGAACATCAAAAAGATATGATGGACTTAATGAAGGTTCAGTGCGCTTTGGTGCAAATTACGACTTCTGCCCAAGGAACACAAAGTTTTGATTTACCACGTAACTTGAGAAAACAAAGTGGGGCTGATAAAGCCAGAAAAGACTCTTATTCAGCTTTAGTGTTAGGTAATTGGATGATGAACATTTTTTATGATATGGAGTCTGATGACATCTCTGATACCCAAACGACTTTCACTCCAATGTTTATTTCTTAACTTTTAAAAGTTGAAAGTTAACTTTGTCGTGTAAGATAAATTATATCTATGGCTAAAAGAAAATATACCAAGCGTTCTGATTATTGGGATAAATTTACTCACCCATCACAGACTATTGGAGAAGATCCTTCTCCAGAACTTTTAGGAGAACCTTTTTATACTTCCGATGCATCTTATAACTCTGTATCTGAAGCTAGAAGACAAGACGCTTCCACAAGTGGTTTTAGTGGGTCTAGAACAAACAGATCTGCTTATGTAACTCAAAAAGAAAGATTTTCGAGTATTCGTAGGGGATTGCTACCTTATGAATATGGTTCTGATGGGGTCACTTGTAGAGATGCTATTGAGTTATGTCAAAAAGCTTATTGTAATGTAGCTGTATTCAGAAATGCAATTGATATTATGTCAGAGTTCACAAACACTGATATTTACCTAGAAGGGGGCAGCAAAAAGAGCAGAGAGTTTTTTTACGAGTGGTTTAAAAAAGTTAACATTATAGGGCTTAAGGATCAATATTTTAGAGAATATTACAGAAGTGGTAATATCTTTTTATATAGAATTGATGGTAAATTTAAAGCAGACGATTATGCTAGATTAATTAATCAAGTAGGAAATATCGGAGCCACCGCGAATAAAGTCCCTTTAAAATATATTCTTCTAAATCCTTATGATGTTATTGCTAGAAGATCAACTACATTTACTAACGGGGGTGTATACCAAAAGGTATTATCTGAATATGAGATAGCGCGGCTTGGAAGCCCTCAAACAGAAGAAGACTTAGCTATATTTGAAGCTCTAGACCCAGAGATTAAAGATTCTATCAATAACGGATCTTATAGTAACAAAGGTATCAAAATAAACTTAGACCCTAAAAGGTTATCTTACTCTTTTTATAAAAAACAAGACTATGAGCCATTTGCGGTTCCTTTTGGGTTTCCTGTTCTAGAAGACATCAACGCCAAGATGGAGTTGAAGAAAATGGATCAAGCTATCACTAGAACCGTAGAGAACGTGATTTTACTTATCACTATGGGCGCTGATCCAGAAAAAGGTGGAGTAAACCCAAATAACATGGCTGCTATGCAAAACTTGTTTAAAAACGAGAGTGTCGGGCGCGTGTTGGTTTCTGATTACACGACCAAAGCAGAATTTATTATTCCTGAACTAAACTTAGTCCTTGGTCCTCAAAAATATCAAATACTCAACGAGGATATCAAGCAAGGATTGCAGAACATTGTGGTCGGAGAGGAGAAGTTTAACTCTACTCAAGTAAAGGCTCAAATATTTATTGATAGGCTACAAGAGTCTAGATATGGATTTTTAAATGACTTCTTAAACAAGGAGATTAAAAGAATAGCTAAAGATTTAGGTTTCCGTTCTTGGCCAGAAGCTAAGATGAAGGACATTGATATGAGAGATGAGGTGCAGCTAATGAGAGCATCTACAAGGCTTATGGAGCTTGGAATTATTACTCCAGAGCAAGGAATGGAAATGTTCCATAATGGTAAATTCCCAGAGCCAGATCAATTAGACTCTGCACAACAAGACTTCTTGGAAGATAGAGAAAAAGGTTATTACAACCCAATTGTGGGTGGAGTGCCTGTATATTCCCCAGATGATAAAGCTAGTGGACCTAAAAAAGAAGCAGGTAGGCCAGAAGGAACAACTGACATCCCCTTGGCTAATGCTAAAT